GGCTCTTGAACTTTCAAAAGAGATGGGTCGAAAAACAGCAACATGGTTTGTAAATCCAAACTATCGAGTTGCTAGGAACCAGTTTCAAGTTCCAAATTTTGATGGGCCGAGTTTGGCTCAAGTTGTTCCAATAACCCCTGAGGTAACATTGGAACCTGTACCAGTTAATGTTGAGAAAAAAGTTGTGATTGATAACACTCCAATTTATGTTCCTGAAAAAGATCCAAATTATGTAAAATTTGGATTTTATAAGCAACTTGCGAGAATTGTCAAATCTGGAAAATTTTATCCGGTTTGGGTTCAAGGACTTTCTGGAAATGGTAAAACCTTAATGGTTGAGCAAGTTTCAGCAGAATTGAAAAGAGAACTTTTCAGAATTAATATCACTTCTGAAACTGATGAAGATGATTTACTTGGGCATTATACTTTAGTGAATGGTGAAACTGTTTGGGAAGATGGTCCTGTAGTAAAAGCAATGGAACGTGGTGCGGTATTACTTTTGGATGAGATTGATTATGCGACTATGAAGATTGCATGTATTCAACCTGTACTTGAGGGTAAAGGCGTTTATTTGAAAAAAGTAAATCGCTGGGTAAAACCTTCACACGGATTTACTGTTGTAGCAACTGCCAATACTAAAGGTAAGGGAAGTGAAGATGGAAGATTCATTGGAACCAACATTATGAATGAGGCGTTTCTTGAGCGTTTTCCAATCACAGTTGAACAGGAATATCCTTCAATCGCTATTGAGAAAAATATTGTCAATAAACTTTTGAGTTCACTTGGATGTCCTGATCAAGATTTTGCGAACAAACTTGTAAATTGGTCTGATATTATTCGTAAGACCTTTTATGATGGTGGATGTGATGAAATTATCGCAACACGACGTCTGGCACATATTTGTCAAGCGTATTCGATTTTTGGTGACCGGTTACAGTCTATTGATCTTTGTATTAATAGATTTGATGATGAAACAAAAATATCATTTAGAGATCTTTATACTAAAGTCGATGCTGATGTATCAGCGGAACCCGAAAGAGATCTTTCTGAATCTGACCATGACAATATTTCAGCAGAAGATGATAATCTGAAAGCATGGTAATAAATAAAGAGTGATAAGTTAAATTGTCACTCTTATTAATGCTCAAGTGAAAGTGGCCTATGGAAATAAAAATACAAGTTGAAGAGTTAAGAAAAAAGCGCGTCTTTGTAGCAACTCCTATGTATGGTGGAATGTGTTCAGGAATGTACACAAGATCTGCTATAGATACTGTTACGCTTGCTACAAAATATGGTATGGATTTAAAGTTTTTTTATTTGTTTAATGAATCTTTAGTTACCAGAGCAAGAAATTATCTAGTTGATGAATTTTTGAGAGCTGAACAATATACACATTTAATGTTTATTGATTCTGATATCGCTTTTAATCCTGAAGATTTAATTTCTCTTGCAGTTTTATGTGATGGAAAAGAAAAATCAATTGTTGGTGGGCCATATCCTAAAAAAACAATTGCTTGGGAGAAAGTTCGTAACGCAGTTGATAGAGGTTTGGGTGATGCGACCCCAATGGACTTAGAAAAATATACAGGAGATTTCGTATTTAATCCTGCAGGAACTACCAAAGATGGAAAGATAAAATTAGATGAACCATTAGAAGTTTTGGAAGTTGGAACAGGATTTATGATGATACATCGTTCTGTATTTGAAAAATATAGAAAGGCTTATCCAGAACTTAGTTATAAACCAGATCATAATAGAACAGAACATTTTTCAGGAGATAGATATATTCATGCATATTTTGATACTATCATAGATAATGATCAATGGATGCCTGGAGGTAGTTCAAATAAAACAGATCGCTATCTTTCAGAAGATTATATGTTTTGTCAAATGGTTAGAAAGATTGGTATATCAACTTGGTTATGCCCTTGGATGGAAATACAGCATGTTGGACATTATGTTTTTCATGGTACAATGAAAGATCTTGGAAAATTACAATATGCGTCTCATGGAATGGATTTAGAAACCAGACCATTTCATGAAGAAAGAAAAGAGAAACTTGGTAAACTGTCAAATAAAAATAGAAAAAAATCTCCCAAAAGGAGAATAAAATAAATTATAACTTGACATATTAGAAATCTAATGATAGAATATAAGTTTAAACAATAATTTAATAGGATGAAATATTATGGAATTATCTACCGAAACACAAAATATATTAAAGAATTTTTCTGAGATTAATCAATCTCTTGCATTTAAACAAGGAAAAATTCTCAAAACAGTCTCCCCTCAAAAAAATATTCTCGCACAAGCAGAAGTTACTGAAGAATTTCCTAAAGATTTCGCTGTTTATGAATTGAATAAGTTTCTTGGAACTTTAGCAATGTTCAATAAAGCGACTTTTGATTTTAATTCTGATCATGTTAAAATAATTGAGGGTAACAAGAGAGTGAAGTACGTATATGCTGATCCATCAATGTTTGTAGCCCCACCTGAAAAACAGATTGAATTTCCGGAAGCTGAAATCAAATTTACCTTAACTCAAGTTGATTTAGATTCTCTTATGAGAGCGTCTGCAGTTTTACATCTTCCTGAAGTTGGTGTGATTGGAAATGGTTCTAAAATGGAACTTACTGTAATGGATGTTAACAATTCTTCAACGGATGAGTTGGGAATTGAAGTTGGTACGACAGATAAAACTTTTCAAGTTGTTTTCAAACATGAAAACATAAAATTAATGAGAGATGATTATGATGTTCAAATCTCTTCAAGAGGTATTGCACATTTTAAAGCAAAGGGAGTAAATATTCAGTATTGGATTGCTACTGAATCTTCTTCAAAATTTAATTAGGAGGCATCGTGGCTGCAAAGAAAAAGAAAAAGACACAAAAACAAACCAAACTTTTTAATATAGTTTTTAGAAGAGTTGGAACAAAAATGACGTTAACTAGAGTATTTAAAACAAAAAAAGAAGCTACTGCTGAAGCTGAAATTGTGAAAGAAAATAAAACGTTAGAATTTATAGAAATTACTGAAACAAAAGTTGGTAAATGAATAAAGATATTCTTTGGGTAGAAAAATACCGTCCTCAGAAAATACAAGACTGTATTCTCCCCAATGGCATTAAAACTTCTTTACAAGAATTTGTGGATAATAATCATGTGCCAAATCTTTTGCTTTCTGGTGGAGCAGGAGTTGGTAAAACAACTTCCGCAATTGCATTATGTAGAGAAACCGAATCTGATTATATTATTATTAATGGTTCTGAAGAATCTGGAATTGATCTTTTAAGGTCTAAATTAGACCAATATTGTTCTTCTGTTTCTATGACGGGAGGAAGAAAAGTTGTTATAATTGATGAGGCGGATTATCTTAATCCTGCATCAACTCAACCTGCTATGAGAGGATTTATAGAAAGATTTTCTTCCAATTGTTCTTTCATTTTTACTTGTAACTTTAAAAATAGAATTATTGAGCCAATACATTCAAGATGTGCGGTTATTGATTATAAAATTAGTAAAAAGGATTCTCCAACCATTGCATCAGATTTTTTTAAAAGAATTGTTTCTATTTTACAAAAAGAAAATATTGAATTTGAAGAGAAGGTTGTTGCCGAATTAATTAATAAATTTTTTCCAGATTTCCGCAGAGTTTTGAATGAACTTCAGCGGTATGGTTCTTCTGGTAAAATTGATGTTGGAATTCTTTCATCAATTTCTGATCAGTCAATAGATAATTTATTAGGAATGTTGAAACAGAAAAAGTTTAATGATATGAGAAGGTGGGTTACTGAAAATTTAGATAATGATTCTACAAAGATTTTTAAAAAATTATATGACGCATTGAGTCTTACAGCAGTTGAAACTTCATTACCTTCAATTATACTATCACTTGCTGATTATCAATATAAGGCGGCTTTTGTCGCAGACCAAGAATTAAATATGGTAGCATGTTTAACGGAAGTAATGTCTGATGTTGAATTTAAATAAAGAAGAAACTTTAAATATTTACGAAGATTATATTGGATTTTATGATGAATTTGCTGATATAGAAACATATTATCGATATAAAAAGCGAAAGAGGTTAGAAGGGCTACCAAGCTCTCTTTCGCTATTTGGGCTTGGTCCTGAGGATGATCTCTTTAATTCTCCGGAACTTGCCCCTGAAGATATGGAATTTGAAATTGTCCATACTTCAGATAAACCTGCCGAGGGGAAATTATTAACAAAAGACTACACCACTTTGTTAGAATTGACAGCGAGTTTTAATGCTGACAATTCCCCTGGCAGGTCTTCTCGTTTTGGTATTAGAGAAAAAACTACTGGAAAATTTGTAGGATTTATTAAATTAGGTTCACCAGTTATTAATATAAAACCGAGAAATGTATATTTTCAATGTAAACAAACCCCACTAAAAATTGCTAATAAACATTTTGTTAATGGATTTAATATTGTGCCATCACAACCATTTGGATTTAATTGTCTTGGTGGAAAGTTAATTGCATTAATTTG